TACTAAACAGAAAAAAATGTCGTATCAAGATGAGATGGATTACTTAGTCGGCAATGATAGTAGGAACGAATTCATATGTAATCTAGTATATTCACTGAAAGGAAATACTCTAGTATTGTTTCAGTTCGTAGAGAAACATGGGGTTCTACTGCATAAGAAAATGTTTGAAAGATTAGATGATAAACTGCATTATGTATACGGTGGTACAGATGTAGAAGACAGAGAGAATGTAAGAGAAGTCGTAGAAAAGGCCAGTGATAATGTCATACTGGCGTCATACGGAACTTTTTCAACAGGAGTAAACATTAAGAAAATAGATAATGTTGTATTTGCAAGTCCCTCTAAATCTAGAATAAGAAATTTACAATCAATTGGTCGTGGTCTTCGTAAGGCAGAAGGCAAAACTGAGATGAGGTTATTTGATATTGCAGATGACCTACAATGTGAAAATCATACTTTAAATCACCTTAAAGAACGGATAAATATATATAACGAAGAAAGTTTTTCATATGAACTCAAACAATTTGACCTTAAATGACATCACCAATAGATTTAGTACCAAATAGATACGAAGTAATTAAACTCAAAGACGGAGCAGAAATAGTCGGAATGACTAAAGACTGTGGAGATTACTTAGAGATAACATTACCTATGATATGTCAGTTATCTATTGTACCAGGAACACCAAGAACAAATGCAGTGTTTTACCCTTACTCACCATTGAGTTCGGACGAGAGAGTTCAATTACCAAAATCACAAGTCGTTCATAGAAATTTAATGAACCCTCAGTTTATAGAATTTTATGATAATGCATCAAGCAAATGGTTCGAGATGATTGAGAACCAAAGTATACCTCTAATGACTAAACAAGACGAAAAGATTGCAGATAGAATGAGAGGTGCTCTAAATGAAATGATGAGTAAATACCAACACATAGATGATGCAACACTAGACAGAGCCTTAGAAGATTTAGAATTCGAAGATGATTTCGATGAAGATTATATAATCGACAAAAAGAAATTACATTAGGCTTTTGAAATGACTAAATAAGTGCGTATAACTTTGAGTTATATACATTTATCATTATAATTTATATATTTAAACTGGAGATACCATGTCAGCTGCAATCAGATTGATTCAGAAGAGCATGGTGGGACGATTCGAAGACCTGAAAGAAGTGCTACCTAGCATCATAGAAGCAATTGAGTTTACGACACTATTGACTCTTCCTGTTTTACTACCGTTTTTCATTATGTTTATGTCGAAAGGCATTGTATAGTGTCTAACAAGACTAAAACTAACTTACAAAACACAGCAGAGGTGGCAACACTTCTGTTCGTGTTCTGTATTTCAATAATAGGACTACTACCAAAGTGAAACTAGATTCATGGAAAAGACCGAAAGATGTTATATATTGCGAATACAGACAAGAAGACCTCAATTTTAACTCACTAAATATAGTAGAAGATGCAACTCCTGAAGAAGTTGATGAGTGGATGAACACTGATTACTTCATGAAAGGCGAATTCGATGTAATGAAATTGTTCGTTCTAGTTCCTGCATTGATTCAAGTTACAGTATTTTTTATGATGCTCTTTATGTTTTATGTCAATAGTCTCGTATTTTAGAAAAACGCTTAAACTCATGTTTGGGTTAGGCAAATCCGAAGACTTTGAGATAAGTATACTTAATATACTAATAATTGCGATATTATTAGGAATTATGTTTGTAGTAGGTAATGGATTACTCCTTATATGGATCCTGACCCTGGCGACATAATTAGTTTATCATGCTATTTGTATCCTCACAAGGGGGTTTTTAAATTAATTTTAATTTAATTAACCTAAAAAACCACTATCCCTACAACAACTAATCTAGTATAATAAGTACATCATGGCAAAAAACGCAAAACAACAAGAACACTATGTTAATAACAAAGAGTTCACAGCCGCAGTCGCCGAGTTTAACGAGAAAGTAAAGCTCGCCCAGGCAGAAGGTAAAACACCTCCACAAATGTCTAATTACATAGGAGAGTGCATCTATAAGATTGCTACTCGACTATCTACAAGACCAAATTTCATAAACTACACTTACAGAGACGAAATGATATGTGATGGCATAGAAAATTGCATTCAATATATCAAAAACTTTAATGTAGAAAAATCTAATAATGCATTCGCATATATTACTCAGATTTGTTACTATGCTTTCTTAAGAAGAATACAGAAAGAAAAGAAACAAGTCTATATCAAACAACAAGTCATATCAGACATAACACAAGAAACACTAGATTCCATTGATGGCGATACCACAGGTATGGTCAACACCAATGTAGAGTGGATGCAAGATAACATGAATCATGTTGCTTATGAACCACGCAAATCAAAACGAGAAAAAGTCAAAAAAGAAAAAGGTTTAGATAAATTTACTGAATGAAAATAGCGATACTTAACGATACACATGCTGGTGTTCGTGGTGATATGTTGGAAATGTCCAAATATCAAGGAAGATTCTACAAAGAGATATTCTTTCCATACCTAGACGAACACAACATAACACAAATCTTACACTTGGGTGATTACTTCGATAGACGAAAGTTTGTCAACTTTGTAACACTTGAAGCAAATAGAGAACACTTTATTAAACCTATGTTAGAGAGAAACATCTCTATGGATTTGATATTGGGTAATCATGATGTATATTACAAGAATACAAATACTGTAAATGCACCAGACTTACTACTATTTGAAAGTGATAATATCAATGTGATACATCATCCTATTGTAAAAGAATACGATGGAGTTAATCTTGCACTTGTACCTTGGATTAATAACGAGAACTATGCCGACAGTATAGATTTTCTATTGAGTGCAAATGCAGATACATGTATGGGTCACTTCGAGATAGAAGGTGCATTGATGATGCCTGGAATGACATGTCAACATGGTCTAGACCACACATATCTAAAACGATTCGATAAAGTTTATAGTGGTCATTTTCATCAAAAGTCGGAAGTAAAGAACATTAAGTATCTTGGTTCTCAAATGGAGTTCACATGGTCAGACTATGGTGATAACAAATACTTTCATATCTTTGATACAGATACAAGAGAGATGTTACCAGTACATAATCCATTAACGATGTTCGAGAAAGTCTTTTACGATGACAGTAAAGAGACATTTGAAACAATCAATAACAAAGACTATTCTAAGTACAAGGGTAAATTCTGTAAAGTAATAGTAGTAAACAAAGACAATCCATATTGGTTCGACTCAATGGTCGACAAACTTCATGCAGCCAATCCTTTGCATGTTGTCGTAGTTGATGACCATAAACATATGGACTTGATGGACGACAATGATATAGAAGGAGTAGAAGATACTCTTACCATACTAGAAAAGTATGTTGACGGTCTAGAAATACAAGGTCAGAAAAAACCCCTTCTGGAAATGATGACTTCGTTGTATAATGAAGCACTTGAAGAACATAATTATCTATGATTAATTTTAGCAAAATACGATACAAGAACTTGTTATCGTCTGGTAACACATTTACTAGTTTCGACCTAGACAGGTCGCAGACAACATTAATTGTTGGAGATAATGGTGCAGGTAAGTCTACACTATTAGATGCATTGTGTTTCGTGTTGTATGGCAAAGGTTTTCGTAATCTTAAAAAAGACTTATTGGTAAACTCTATCAATCAGAAAGACCTAGTAGTTGAGATAGAATTTACAGTTGGTAGAAAATCATACAAAGTTATTCGTGGTGCAAAACCAAATAAGTTTGAGTTATATGTCAATGGTACAATGCTCAATCAAGATGCAACAGTCAGAGATTATCAAGAACACTTAGAGAAGAACATTCTAAAGATGTCCTTTCGTTCATTCACTCAAGTTGCAGTATTGGGTTCGGCTAACTTTACTCCTTTCATGCAGTTAAAGTCAGTAGAGAGAAGAAGACTAGTAGAAGACCTACTCGACATATCTATATTCTCAACCATGCAAGACATTCTTAAGAAGAGAGTTACACAACACAATATAGATGTCAGAGAAACCAAACACAACATTGAACTATTAGAAGAAAGAATAAGTGGTCTCAATGAACAAGTAAATCTACTTTCAAAGTCTCGTGATAAGAAAGTAGAGAAGTATGAAAATACAATAAGAGAAACTCAGAGTAACATAGACTCCGTAATGGGTGTCATTAAACTAAATACTGAGGTGGTGAAAGAGAAGAGACATTCTATCTCAGACAGAGACCCACAAGGTGACAGATTAAAGCGGGCCTTAGACTTAGAAAGTAAACTAGAAGAGTCACAAAGAAAGGCACTTAAAGAAATAGAATTCTACAAAAACAATGATGATTGTCCAACTTGCAAACAGGGATTAGATGAACAGCATAAGAAGAAACACATTAAAGATAAATCAGATAAGGTCAGCGAGCTCAAGGCGGCGGTGCTTTCGATTAACGAAACAATCGATGCATCAAGAAATAGAATGGCAGAAATCAACGATGTCCTCGGAGACATCGAAGAAGTCCAAAGACAAATAGGTTTACATCAAACAGAGATTTTATCTAATCAAAAGTACATAGAGAAATTGAATCAGGAAATCAGTGACTTAAAGAGTGAAGTTAATTCTGAGACTGGTGTAAATGATAAACTCAGTAGTGCTGAAGATGACCTAGATAAATTACATTCTAAGAAAGAAAGTCTTACAGATAGACAACATTACTTTGACCTTGCAACAACTTTACTCAGAGACCAAGGTGTAAGACAAAGAATAATTAAACAATATGTTCCTGTAATGAACAAGATGATTAACAAGTATCTTGCAAATTTAGAATTCTATGTTGGGTTTGAATTGAATGAATCATTCGAAGAGACAATCAAATCCAGATTTAGAGATGTATTTAAGTATGATAATTTCTCACAAGGAGAAAAGATGAGAATTGACCTTGCATTGTTGTTCACATGGAGAGCAGTCGCAAGAATCAAGAACTCAGTCAATACAAACATACTTATACTTGACGAGGTATTTGACTCCTCTTTAGATTCACAAGGTACAGATGACTTCTTGAAGTTACTGAACTCACTGAATGAGAAGACAAATGCATTTATTATCTCCCATAAAGGAGACCAACTATATGATAAGTTTGAAGAAGTGGTTCGATTTGAGAAACACAAGAATTTCAGCCGTATCGCAATTTCATAAATAAAACTATGTATCAATTAATAGAAGAAGCATCAAATGTATTAAGAACTCCACCTCCGGAGTTTGACTTTGAAAATCCACCAGAAGACCCAATTGAAATTGCCAAGAACATGGCAGAGGCAATGGACAAATTTGGGGGTTTAGGACTCTCATGTAATCAAGTTGGATTACCTTACAGAATGTTTGTCATGAGAACAATGCATGAGGGCGATAAAGAATCAAAAGTCATCGCATACTATAATCCTAAGTTGACACGAGTGTCACAAGATACAGACTTAATGAAAGAGGGGTGTTTATCGTTCCCAGACCTATTCTTAATGATTAAAAGGTCTAAAACGATAGAATTCACATATCAAGATGAAACCGGTGAAGAGAAGAGTGCAGTGCTAGAAGGCATTGGTGCAAGATGTGTTCAACATGAAATTGACCACTTGAATGGAATCTTATTTTTACAAAGGGCATCAAGATTAAAACTTGAGAGAGCTCAAAAGGCTCGAGTAAAAGAAAAAAAGAAAAGACTAGAATATGAAAGAAGAATCGCACTTGCAAAATACTTCCAAGAATTGCAGTCCTCCAAGGATGCTGAAATATCTAATGATGCCGGAGAGGTGTCAACAGATAATAGAGTTTCACAAGAGTCATAGACACTTACAAGCTGTAGGAGATGGGTCTGATTACTTTGGTATCAGACTTATGCACATTCACAATCCTGACATTAGACAATGGGTCTTTGAAGTCATGGTGGATTTAATTGGTGAAATAAGAAAAACATCTGACCAGATAGTATTTCCAGAAATGGTGGCAATCAATGAATGGCCAATTGGTGGTATTCAAGACCCACACCTAGACACCTATTCTAATCAACAATTCGAAGCCGGTACCCAAGAAACTCATCCTTCCAGAGAGTGGACTTGTATTCTATATCTAAACGATGACTTCAGAGGTGGCAGAACTTATGTGCCAGATGGAGAGACATATGAACCAGAGATGGGTTCAGGTCTACTATTTCAAGGAATCTACATACCTCATGGTGTAGAAAAAGTGAGAAGAAACTCACGACACACAATCTCATTATGGTTCACAACTGATTCGTCCAGAGTCATGCCCATATATCCAGTAAGAGACTTAAATCTCAACGAAGACAACATCCGACAACAACCTTAATTTATCTAGGGGTTGACAGCGACCCTCACTTTTTGTTACCATTATCCTATAATGAAAAAGGAGATAATATAATGCCAAAATTTAATGACCGAGTAGAGGTTGCAGGAAGACACTATTCTAGGTGGGGAATCACAGGTACATTCAGTACGACTAGAGATGCAGTCGAAAAATACAAAAATGATTTTATAATCGTAGAGGGCGTAGTTCGTTGGAAGTCCAATGACCAAATTCCTTTTGGTGATATGTTATTAGATTTTTGTGAAGCAAGTCTTATTAGTCCGAAACAAGTAAGAGTTTCTTCAGAAATTAGAGAAAAAGAAACTGATGAGTTTTGGGAAAGATTTGGACTTGGGGCCTAAAGGTTGACAATGACCTTCACTTTTTGATAGGATATAAACATGACAGAAAAACTTAAAAACCAAAAAGACTCACTCGCAAGATTAATGGCAACAGAAAATCTTACGATTGTACATAAAAAAATACCAACTGCATACTTTGATGTTAAGAATAGGATACTCGCTTGTCCTACTTTCAAAGATGACATTTCTCCAGAACTATATGACTTGTTCATGGGGCATGAAGTTGGCCATGCACTGAATACTCCTTACGAGGGACTTCATTCTACATTAGTTGAGAATAGAACTCTTAAGGGTTATCTTAATGTTGTCGAAGATGTAAGAATCGAGAAGGCAATCAAACAGAAGTATCAAGGGTTGAGAACTTCTTTCTTTAAGGCATACAATGAACTTATGGAAAAGAACTTCTTCGGCATCGAGGGTAGAGACTTACAAGAACTTGCATTGATTGACAAAATCAATTTGATTACTAAGTGTGGTTCTAGAGTCAACATCAAACTTAATTCTGAAGAACAAACATTCTTAGATATGGCAGAGGCATGTAAGACTTGGGAAGAAGTTGTCGCTTGTGCTAATTCAATCTATGAGTACTCTAAAGAAAACGAAGACAGAACTAAAGAAGACGAACAAATTTCTACTATGCAAATGCCTGATATTGAAGAGTCTGAAGAAGAAGACGAAGATGCAGAATCAAATCAGATGCCTGGTAACTATGACGAATCAGAAGAAGAGTCTGAAGAAGAAGACGAAGTATCAAAGGCTGACTCTGAAGTAGACGAGAAAGGCGAAGAGACTGATAACCAGATTAAAGAAGTTGGTTCTAAGGGTGGCAAGTTCGAAGGCGCCTATGACGAATTAGATGGTGCTAGAGAGTCAATCACCGAACACTTTGCACATAACAACGAAGATGACTTTGTTGACGAAAATGCAAACATAAAAACTAATGTTGACTTGAGAACTAAATTCAAGAATGCTGATATAGACTCTATGATTTACACTCACAAACAAGTTGCCACTGATTGGCAAGAATGGTTAGTCGCTGCTGATTGGGACAGACAAATTGCAGAAGATGACTACTACAATCAAGAACATAAAGATGAGGCACTTACTGAAAGAAGTCACACTATTATTCTTGGCAAACATTACAGAAAACATCTTCAAAACAAAAACAAAAAGATTGTTGCCCACATGGCAAAAGAGTTTGAGTTAAGACAAAATGCACATAGAAGTGCTAAGGCATATACAGGCACTAGTGGTGACCTTGATATGAATAGACTTGCTAAGTATCAGATTGTTGATGACATTTTCAAAAGAGTCACATACATTCCAGATGGCAAGAATCATGGTGTCAATGTTTTACTTGACTGGTCTGGTTCTATTCATAATGAGTGTGCCGACATGTTAGAACAATCAATTATACTTTCAGAGTTCTGTAGAAAAGTAAACATTCCTTACAGAGTGTATCTCTTCTCAGATTCTATTCAAAGACAAGACAGATATGACTACTCAAGTGGCACTGCAAAACTTGTCGAGATTATGACTAACGAAATGTCTAACAGAAAATACTCAGAGATTCTAGATTACTTATCTTGTATACTAGTTGGCAAAATGCATGATGAACTTCAGCACTCATGGGGTGGTTCAACAAAGGCCGAGAAACTTGCTGAAGAATACAATGCGATATTCAGTTCAATTCAACAATGGGATCCTGCAACTTCATACTGGAGAGATTCAAGATTCTCAAGACATTGTTGTCCTGAGAATTACAGATTGGGTGGTACACCTCTTGACCATTGTTTAGTTGCTATGAGAAAATTCTTACCAGAGTTCAACAGACAGTATGGTATTGAGAAATCAATTCTAACAATCATCACCGATGGGTTCAGTTTCAGAAGTGACTTCTTTGACGAATCAGAAGCAGAGTCTACTGACTACAAGGCTCAGGCAGGCGATGACTACTGGTATTCTGCCAAGAGAGAGAGAAGTTTCATCGACCCATACATCAACAAGAACTTTCTTTACACAACTAATTCTGGTTATGGCAGAAACGACTTCGAGAAAACTCAGAACATATTAGAGTGGTTATCAGATACTTGCAATGTCACCGTGACAGGATACTTTGTTTTCACCAAGAAGAGAGACTTCCAGTCAATGGGTGAATACATCATACCAAACTTTTGGGCAGAAGTTGATGGGTTGTGGAAAGATATGAGAAAATCAGGTGTAGTAGTTGACACCAAGGGTTACAACAAATTGTTCTTGACCACTGCATCTAATCTTGCTACGACAGGCGATGACGAACTTGGCGAAGAGTTCATTGGTGCAAACAAAAACAGAGTGACTGCCGCTTTCAAAAGAAATCAGAAAGGCAAGTCAACATCAAGATTTCTAACTAACGAATTTATAAAGGAGATTGCATAATGGAAATGATAGGTACTATTAATATTGATAAATTTCAAGACGCCATACAACAGGTCGGTAAAGGACCTTGTGTAGAGTTTGATTGCCCTAGGCAAAGGGCTTGTGGCGAAGAAGAGGTTGAATGTAAGGCATTTAGGTTTTGGGTCAACAATGATTCATACACCACAATGAGAAAAGGTCAGAAGACTTCTATTGCAATTGACATGGAAAGATTACTAAAAGAAATTGAATAGGGTTGACAATGACCCTCACTTTTTGATAGGATAATAACTGATGAGAAATAAAACTACTTTAACGGAGACAAATTATGAGTAAGTGGACATACGACCCAACAGAGTCGATTAATATAGGGAATGCAAATTTCCACCTGACACCTGACAGGAAAGAATTTATTCAGGCATTAAAGGAAAAATATCCGAATCAATTGCAATTCACGAAAGAGCAATTCAATTCGTTAGGACATTTTCCATATTGGCTGAAGTCAAACAGGTATAACTTTAAAGATGGTTCAGTCTTTAATCTTCAACCTATTCTTGCTGTCGATAATAACGGCACGACTATTGCAGTTTCTAATAAACCAGAACCTCTTGCAGTTCCTCAGACCAAGAGGGTTCAACAGATGCCTGTTGCCGCTCAATCTGAGAGTGTGAATATCATGAGTGATGTCAAAATCATTCCTGAGAAGATGCCAAACTATGTGCCTTTTGGTCATGCTAAAGATGTTAAGAACATTCTTAAATCTAAGATATTCTTTCCTTTCTTTGTGACAGGTCTTTCAGGTAATGGTAAAACATTAATGATTGAACAAACTTGTGCTCAGTTGAAGAGAGAACTCTTCAGAGTCAATATCACTATTGAGACAGACGAAGACGACCTAATGGGTGGTCACACTTTGCAGAATGGTAACATCATCTTCAGAGAAGGTCCAGTTATCAAGGCAATGAGAAAAGGCGCTGTCTTACTTCTTGACGAAGTTGACTTAGGGTCTAACAAAATGATGTGTTTACAATCAGTTCTTGAGGGCAAAGGTTACTTAATCAAGAAAACTGGTGAGTGGGTTACACCGACTCCTGGTTTCACTGTTGTCGCAACTGCCAACACTAAGGGCCAAGGGTCTGAAGATGGCAAGTTCATTGGTACTCAAATCATGAATGAGGCGATGCTTGAAAGATTCGCTATCACAATGCAACAAGAATATCCACCAGTAACTACTGAGAGAAATATTCTAAAACAAGAAATGGCTTTGACTGGCGATGTTGACGATGACTTCGTTAAGAAACTAGTTGATTGGGCTGACATAATCAGAAAGACTTATTACGAAGGCGCCATTGATGATGTGATTACGACCAGAAGGTTAGTTCACATTGTTAGTGCTTACAAGATGTTTGGTGACAAACTAAAGGCGATTACAATGTGCATATCTAGATTTGACGAAGAAACTAGAAATGCTGTTCTTGACCTTTACACCAAAGTCGATGATGGTGTGCATTTAGAAAACCCTGTTGACGAAACAGACTCTTAAGAGTATAATACTAATATGGGTTTATTTACTAAGTCAAACAACAAAGTCCAACGAGGCATTGACTACAAATACAATGAGGGAGAACTTCTAAAAGAGTTCTCTCAATATGTAGATTCAACTTATGACCAACACTACAGTCTGAACAAGTATCAGGCAACTGAATTCATTATGGATGCAGGACACGGTGAAGGTTTTTGTATTGGGAATATTTTAAAGTATGCCCAACGATATGGCAAAAAGGGTGGGAAAAATCGTGCCGACCTTTTGAAAGTAATTCATTATGGGTTTCTTGCTTTAAATAATCACGATAAAAATGGAGACTAAGAAATGAAAATTTCAAGTGAAACAAAGGCGATACTAAAAAACTTCGCTACAATTAATTCAGGTATCAAAGTTGATTCAGGTAATCAACTTAAGACGATATCTAACATGAAGAATATTCTGGCTGTCGCTACGATACCAGAAACATTCGACAAGTCATTTAGTATCTACAATCTTGTAGAATTTCTAGGTGCAACTAGTCTATTAGAGAATCCAGAATTCAATTTCAATGATTCGTCATTGAGTATTGCTGATGCTGATACATCTCTAACTTACTTCTATGCCTCAGAGGGTATGGTCACTTCACCAGAGAAGATGATTACTATGCCAGATGCAGAGATTAATATAGAATTATCTTCTACACTTCTAAATGAATTGCAAAAGGCAGCTTCAGTATTGGGTGTTAATGATTTGATACTTACATCTGATGGGACTAAAATTCAGATGCAAGTAACTGATAAGAAGAATACAACTTCGAACACATTCAGTAGAACTGTTGGCGAAGGCAATGGTGACACATTCACCATGAATTTCAAGATTGAGAACTTGAAAGTTTTAGATGGCAACTACTCAGTTGCAGTATCCTCAAAAGGCATATCTCATTTCAATAATAAAGATTTGGCTTTAGAATACTTTATTGCTTTAGAACCAGATAGTTCTTACAGCGCTTAGCATAAATACTTATGTGTGAAACAGCGCCAGTCTCCGCTACTTTCATGGGAGTATTAGAATCTCATCATCAATGGTCTAATACACGAACATTCGGAGGGGTTTGTTCTTCTTAATTATGAATACAAATGAATTTTTATATGTAGAAAAGTATCGTCCTACTATCATTGCCGATACTATACTACCCAAAGGCGTTAAGAAAACATTCCGAGAGTTTGTTTCTAATAACGAGATACCAAATCTAATGCTTTGTGGTTCACAAGGTACAGGCAAAACAACGGTCGCTAAGGCACTCTGTAATGAGTTAGGAGCTGATTTCATTGTCATTAATGGCAGTGACGAGGGCCGTCTTATCGACACTTTGCGAACAAAGATTAAAAACTTCGCATCTACTGTATCTCTTCAAGGTGGCCCGAAAGTGGTCATACTTGATGAGGCAGATTATATATCTGCTGACTCAGTACAACCTGCATTGAGAAACTTCATAGAAGAGTTCTCAAGTAACTGTAGGTTTATCTTTACATGTAACTACAAGAATAGAATCATTGCACCTCTACATAGTAGATGTACTGTAATTGATTTCTCAATACCCAAGAACGAAAAACAAGCACTCGCAATGGGTGGTCTAGATAGACTAAAATCTATATGTGACAATGAGGGTATTAAGTATGATGAGAAGGTATTAGTAGAACTTATACTAAAGTTCTTTCCAGATTTCAGACGATGTATCAACGAAGTTCAACGATATGGTGCAAGTGGTGTAATCGATAGTGGTCTATTAGCGACATTATCAGAAGAAAAACTGACACCATTGATTGATATGATTGCAGGTAAAAACTGGGGCGCCATGAGAAAATGGGTCGCTCAAAATTCTGATAATGATTTCAATGGTTTATATCGTAAGATATTTGATGCACTCGAACAAAGATTAGAACCAAGTTCTATACCTGCAGCTGTTTTGTTCATCGCTGATTATCAATACAAGGCTGCATTCGCTATGGATTCAGAAATTAACTTCACCGCATGTCTCACCGAGATTATGTCCGAGTGCAAGTTTAAGTGATTGAATTATTAGTATGGAGTTTAATAGTAATTACATGGGCAACATATGGTATGCATGTAATAAAAGAGTTTGTGAGAAATCACATAGAATAGGAGACTGAAATGAAAGTAGAACCAATAATGAAAAAACCAACTAGATTCAGACGATTTGCATTTGCACTTGTGAATGCTTGGAGAAGAGTAATGGATGTGAAATATAATCCATTAAAATATATACCCGACCCAAGTTTACAGACTTACTTTATGTTAGTTTTGTTTACTGTATGGAGTGTATTCTTTGGGTTTCTGGCTGCAAACTACTTAGGGTTCTTTAATTACAATACTCTAATTAGTATCATCATACATATTGCAATACTATTACCATTAGCATTTACCAATGCAATCTTTGTTGATGCAGAGAGAGATGGACATAAATGGTTAAAAGAATGGACAGAAGAAAGAAACAGATATCGTATTGTCGCTAACAGACTCAGAACTAAAAACTTAGTTATGTGGAATCCAAACGAGGAAGCATAATGGGTAAATTAAGACAATGGTTAGCAAGATGGTTTGATTACCACTTAGAAAGAAGTCTACAAAGACATGCCGATAAAATATGGCGGGAAAGTAAAGATGACAGAACACAATAATATAGTAGAATTTCAAAGACAATTATTGGCCGCAGAAGAATGGTCGAGTAAAGTTAAGGGCATACATGCACATTCAATAAACTCTATGTGGTACGATGACAGACCACAAGATACTTCAGAAGGCAAGTGTGTTACCGATGTTGAATACAACAACGGCACAATTGAGAGAACTCAACAAGACGGAACTAAACATATGTTTGGCACTGCTCTTACTGGTCAAGCTCTAGTTGATTCTATGAATAGAAACACTTAAGTGTCAAAACGAAATCCATTCGACTTCGTTAAGTCGGTCTCTTACGACAAAAAAGATATCATGGTTGATGATATCGAAGAGAAAGCATATCAACCATTCTTAATCAATAAGGCATTATCTTATCACCAAGATGCAGTCTTTCTAGTAAACGAGATGAATATCAGACATAGTACTGGTGGCCGTCTTCAATACTTGTTTTTCATAAATACTCTTAGAAAACGACAAAGATTTTCTAAATGGCATAAACCTTTCGAAAGTAAGAAGTTAGATACAGTGAAGCAGGCCTTCGGCGTATCCTCACAAAGGGCCAAAGAATATCTTGAGTTATTAAATGATAAACAGTATCGTGACTTGAAAGACAGTATGAAAATTGGTGGAAAGAATAATGGATGACTTATTAGAATCAGTAAAAGACTTAGTAGAAATAACATTTCCTGAAAAGGACGACTTCTTAAAGATAAGAGAAACACTATCTAGAATTGGTGTAGCGTCTCGAAAAGAGAAAGAACTCTTTCAGTCATGTCATATACTACACAAAAGAGGCAAGTATTACATTGTCCACTTCAAAGAGTTATTCAAACTCGATGGCAAACAAACAAACTTTGACGAATCAGATGTCGCTAGACGAAACACTATTGTCGATTTATTAAGACAATGGAACCTTGTCAAGGTACTTGACTCGAAGAGAATAGAAGAGCCTAGAGCGCCACTTTCTCAAATTAAGGTTATACCTTATAAAGAAAAGAACCAGTGGAAACTCACACAAAAATACTCTATAGGCACTAACATAAACTAAATACCCTTGTTATAAATCAATTAATAACAGGAGTATTATATGTTGGAATTTCTTCAATGGATAATTGCTTGGGTACAAGTGTTACCTTGGTTAGTAATGGGTGCATCTTTAGTTGCAGCTCTTACACCTACACCAGTTGATGATGGCATAGTCAAGAAAGCTTACAAAGTACTTGATTGGGTCGCATTAAATGTTGGAAAAGCAAAGGACTAAAAAGTTCTATAAAAACCCCCTTTACAAATTAGCGAAACTTCGATATACTGGAGACTCATAATTTCAATAGGAGTATATTATGGAATACGCAATTGCAATTGTAGTGTTATTTGTTATTGTTTACGCTTATCTCAATAGAGATGAAAGTGGTACTACAACTTCATCGGCTCCTGCTCCGGTTTCAAGACCAAGAGTAGTAAAGTCTAATGTTGCAGATAAAAACAATAATGGTGTTACATCTAAGGCTGAACTTAAGACATTAACTAAGGTTCAACTATTAGAACTTGCTGACAAACAATCACTGAAAGTTAAAAGAAGTGGTTCTAAAGCAGCTGTAATCAACGAGATACACTCGCAATTAAAGTAAGTCCTCACAAGGACACTTAAAGGGACTCATCTGAGTCCCTTTTTTTTAGCCTACATGAAAGTCTATTTGTATAAATAACAGTATGGAAGAGATTTTTAATCTAATAGGTGAAGTGGGTGCCCCAATTGCAGGTAGTCTGTTAATGGGCTTTTTCATCTTTATAGTCATCAAACAGATACTAGAAGGTGTAGTAGATTCAATAGCAACTCTAACAATATTTTGTGTTTCGCTAGAGAATCGTGCAAGAACCATGTCAAACGAAATGATTAAGATAGACCTGTTAGTTTCATCAGCGTTGGAATTAAGACCAGACATAGAACGCATCGCTAGAGCAGAAAATTTCATAGAAGACGAAAAACTAGATGTAAGGAGAGATTGATGGATATCGCTCAAATTATATCTGATTACGGATTCCCAATAGTCATGTCAGTGGGACTTGGCTATTTCATATATTACATTTGGTGGTTTGTAGGCGAAAAACTAGAACCCGAAATTGAAAAGATGCATTTTCAATTAATTAAAGTAATAGACCAAACAAGAATGTTAGACCAAGATTTGATAAGATTACAACAGAAAGTTGATGTAGTTTTAGAAATGAAGGAGAATATGAAAGTACAAAGGTTACAAGAAGAGGCGAAACGAAAATGAACAAATATCTACTTACATTAATACTACTCGGTGGAATACTTTTTATGAGCGCTCTAAGTGCTGATATAAAACACAAATTTAAGAACCCTAGTTTCAGTGGAATAGGTACAGCATCACATTACCTAACCGTTGAGAACCAAGAGTTCACAAGAAAAAAAGAAATAGAAGATGCACTTGAATCTGCTAGAAAGGCAGCTGAAAGGGCAGAAGATAATACAACCATGGCCAAATTTATTCGGAATCTAGAATCACGAATTTATGCACAAATGGCTAAACAATTAGTTGAGTCTATGTTTTCGAATGACGGTTCAGTTAGATTTGGTTCATTCAGTTTAGAGGGTAATGTTGTCACATATGAAGTGATAACTAACGAAGATGGTTCAGAATTTATACGAATGACAATTGTTGATTCCGATGGAACAGAAACAATTTTAGAAATACCAATCGGAACAGGAAACTTTGGACAAGACTCAGATGGCACTGGTTAAATATTTACTTACCGGCGTAATTTTACTATCTGGATGTGCATCTGTTCCAAAGTGGTCAGACAACCCAGCAGATTGTGCCTATGAGACAGGAAGATTTGATGAGGGTTTCGGCAGAGATGTTGTCACAGGTGTCGCAAAGGCTTGGTCTAGAAATTACATATGTGTAGAAAATGCTACTGTAGTTAATCTTCCTTCACATTTAGAACTACTTAATTTGCCTAAGGCAAAAGATAGACCTACTGTTGCAGTTTATAACTTTGTGGACAAAACAGGACAGAGAAAATCAGAAGATAATCTTGCATCATTCTCTACTGCTGTGACACAAGGTGCAACCGAAATGGTTATTGATGCACTTAAAACGGCAGGTAAAGGAACATGGTTCAGAGTTGTTGAAAGGTCTGGCATAGACAACTTGGTAAGAGAGAGACAAATTATTCGTTCTGCTAGACAAGACTTTGCTAAACAACAAGGCGAAGAGAAGTTTCAAAATTTACAACCCTTACTATTCGCAGGTATGATAATAGAGGGTGGTATAATAGGTTATGATTCCAATTTATTAACTGGTGGTCGAGGCGCAAGGACACTAGGAATTGGAGTTAGTAGACAGTATCGTCAAGATGCTGTCACGGTTAGTATGAGAGCTGTTTCAGTTCTAACAGGTGAAGTATTATTGAATGTCCAAACAAGAAAGACTATCCTTTCTTATGGTTCAGGCGGCGATGTATTCCGATTCATTGAAGAAGGAACACAATTGCTAGAGTTCGAGGACGGAGTGGGTAATAATGAGTCAGTGACATATGCAGTACGAACAGCTATCGAGGCTGCCGTACTGGAATTAATCTACCAAGGACATGATAGGGGTTTTTGGAAAATCGAGGAAAATCATAGACACCCACACAATAGTGATGGTGTAAATGATTTACACTCATTAAAAGGAGAAGAAGAAAATGAATAAAATTTTAAGTATTTTATTACTAATGTCGACACCATTCGTTTTCGCAGCTGCAACTGATGATAATGAGATTATGATAACACAAGTTGGTGATACTCTAAAATTATATGTTGACCAAGTTGGTTTTGGTAACAAAGTGGGATTGAACAACTTTTCAAGTGGTTCTGGTTCAAACATGACCATTACTGGTGTGACTTTGGATTTCAACATAGATATGATAGGTAACAAGAACTTGTTATTCGGACCTCTCGTTGCCGATACATCTAACTATACTTTATTGATGACTGGTGACTCTAACTCTATTGACTGGAACATAGGTTCTACAGGTAGTTCAGACGATTCAGATATCAATTTCAACATGACCGGCGATTCGAATACATTCGATTTAGACCAAGGTTCTGTTGCAAGTGCAGAGAGATTAAATGCGGATTTAGTTATCATCGGAAGTAGTAATGTTTTTGATGTTGATTGGGAATCAGATGATATCACATGGAATTTCGATGTGACTGGTTCTAGTTCTAATATCAACACATTGCAGAAAGATGGTTCACAAACACTTAATTTTGATTTTACAGGAGACAGCGCTGATGTTGATATCACTCAGATATCAGGCACATGTGCAGCTTCTGGCGGAGGGTGTGCAACACCTAATGCAAATGTCAATCTTAATGTAAATAGTGACAATGCGATTATTCAGATTACACAAAAAGATTCAAACAGCGATAGTTAGTTTCTTTTTACTATTCGCTGGTGGGTTCAGTTCTGCTGAACCCATTGGCGGTGTAATTGAATCTACAGGTGTTACATCTGTAAAAAGAGAGCAGGACAGAATTCTAACAGATGTCGGTACAGACATCAACATGTATGATGAAGCAGAGACTGCCAATGGTCGTATGCTCATACAATTCTTAGATAATGAAAAATTGAGTTTAACAGAAAACTCACTCGTTTACATAGACGAGGCATATTACGACCCCGACCCAAGTTTATCCAAAATGTCAATACGAATGGCACGAGGCACAGCACGATTCGCCTCGGGTGGTGGTTCAAGAATTAAAAAACAAAATGTAGATGTATCTACTCCTACAGCCAATATCACAATGAGAGGGACAGATTTTACAACCACCATTGATGAGTTGGGAAGGACTATGGTAATCTTACTTCCGGATGAAGAGACAGGTGAATCATCTGGAGAAATACTAGTTTATAATGACGGTGGTGAAACCGTTTTAAATCAACCATATCAGGCAACTACTGTTGCATCGTATGATTCACCACCAACTACAGCAGTCACGGTTCAAGGTATTACGCCGAATCTGATTGACAATATGTTTATCGTAAATCCACCTTCGGAAATACGACAGGCGATGGAAGAATCCTATCAAGATGAAAATTATGATGACCAGGGTTTATTAGATGTAGACTTCTTAGAGTTCAATGAACTTGAGGGAGATGCTTTGGCCGATACGACTGAAGATTTATCATTTTCAGAGTTGGACATAGATTATTTGGATGTGGATTTTTTACAAGACTTATTAGATGTTATAGAAGAATTAGAGAGAACCACGGTATCGTTAGGTTCCAGAAGTGGTTCAAGTACTGAATTAGCTGGGTTTGCACTTAAAGGTGCATCACCAGGTTTCAACAAAGATTCTCAGTTTAATGTTTTCGAACAAGACGGAGACCTAGTTTTCTTTCGTGATGTCCAAGGAGTCATAAATATAATTATAACAAGTGGTGGTTCGGGCATTGTAGATGCCGAAGTTCCAGGATATTCAGGTGTCATGACATTTGGAGATGGAGATGGAATTACAATTGTTATACGACAAGACTAAGGAGAGATTTATGAACATAAATATTGACTTTACTAAACTAAGACAATGGCATGAAAACATTACATGGGAAGTTGCCGATTTTTTTGGTTTAGATGAATATGAAATGTTATGGGTGTCATACACCGAGGGATTAATTTTAGGATTATTATTATGGTGGATTTTTTAAAAAGAACATTTATTGTAGGGGCATTTATTTTGATAAGTGGCCTTACTTTTGCTGACGACAATCATGTTCATGTCGAACAAGTAGCTAGTGGAGATAACTTAAATTTAAACATAACACAAATAGGTTATGATAACGAAATAAACTTCACTGTAGGACATTCTGGTAATGTATTCAACTTAATTCAAAACGGTAATGGAAATTACATTGGTTGGGTATCTTATTGGGGTTCAGGTAAAGCATGGGGTGGTGATATTGATGGAACAGATAATACTGAAAACATAGAACAATGGAATGGTGCAACATATGGCCGTCACATATTGGGAAATAATAATGAAGTAGATGTCTATCAGAATGGTTCACATACTCATTGGTTAGATATACATATAGATGATGCTGACCATGATGCACATCAATCTGGAACAGGAAGTCATTACGCACATACATATTACTATGGCACTCAAGACGGTTCTGTTGCTAGCATTATGCAGAAAGATACAGGAAGTCATAACGCACAAATAACACTTACAGGCAGTCAACCAACAACACTTAATTTATTACAACAAGGCGCAACCAATAAGTCTTACAATCTAACTCAAAATTGTATGACTGTTGGAGGGTGTACAGTATCGGTGACTCAAAGTGACTGAATGTCCAGAAGAGTATTATCATTGTCTCAGTGAAAACGAATATGAAGAGTGGATCACACTTCTAGAAGATAATGAATTAGAAATGCCTGAATCACTTGCACCATTAGGTGACGGTGAAGCTGCAGCTAACTTTGTTTGGAATGTTCTTTTCTTGTCACCAGTAGAATTATTCTATATCGGAATATCAATGTCCGTACTTGCATTCTATGGACTCTCTATATACTATATGTACAAAAAAATACAGAAGAAATTTTCATGAGTCAAGAACGAGTTATAAAAGAAGTCAACGAGTATCGTAAAAAGAAGAAACAACAACAATGGTCTCAAGCCTGGAATGTTATTCTTGCCACATCTTTGCTATTAGTATGTCTTTACATATTTTTCTTTGCGTGGCCAACAGTTGAACAAGTTTAGAAAATACAGATTAGTCGAGTGGAAAAAAGGTAATCTGATAGACATCTATGTATAATTGGAAAACAGTTTTAATAACCATAGTCGCCCTAGTGGGTATAAAGATATGGTCGCCCTATCTAATAGACAATGTTAGATGGTCTTACTTCGATGTTCTACATCAACAAAAAGAAAAGGTGATAGTAGATAACATTCTACTAGTCAACATCGATGAGAAGGCAATAGAGAAGTATGGTCAGTATCCTTTCCCTAGAAATATATACGCAGACACATTATGGGAAACTCATTTCTCAAACACTCATGTATTCAACATACTCTTTGCAGAGAAAGATAGATTTGGTGGAGATGAACTCTTTGCAGAGGCATTAGAAAACAGACTAACTATATTATCTTCATCGCCCACAATACAAAAAGAATCTGGTAATGCACCATTCGTAAACACCTCAGTATTTGGTGATGGTGATATACAAGACCATGTGTGGAACTTTCCAGGTCTAGTATCGCCAATCCCGGAACTACAAAACAGTGCTTGGGGTATGGGCGTGACAGTTGCCACACCACCTGTGGCGAATACACCTAATTTTGACGGAACAAACAGAGCGGTTCCGCTAGTCATCCAGGCAAATGGTCAATTATATCCAAGTTTAGGATTCGAAGTTCTCAGAGCATACTATGACCAACCCAATTATCAAACTAGGGTAACTGCTGATGCCGGTATTGAGTGGGTTAAAATGGGCAGAGATAAACCAATAGAGACCACATCAAGCGCTGACTTGATGGTATCATATTGGAACGAATTCGAGTCTATCTCGTTCGCAGACTTAAGAGAATCTAATTTAGAGAATAAGATTCTAGTCTATGGATTAACCGCTGAGGGGTTATCTATTCCAGTTTCAACCCCAATGGGTGTAATGTATCCCCACGAAGTTCAAGCACACCTAATCCAAACCGTTTCGTCAGGAGTTCAAATACATGTATCCGACTATCTTGAATTCGTAGAAACCGTTCTTCTTCTGATAGTCCTTCTAGGAATACTGGTATCGGTCTACAGACTTCCCACAGCCTACTCGGCGATAGTTTCAGTAGGTTTCGTAGTACTTCAGGTGGGAGGGAGTTATTATATGTGGTCTTACAATCTCGTTCTTTTCGATATTTTCTGGTCATCGTTAAGCTCCGTTGTGGTTTTTGGTCATGCGTCCTTCAACAAATACTATGTAACTTTCCAAGAAAAGCAACAAATAAAGAAGCAGTTCCAAAAGTATTTATCTCCTGACATGATTGAGGAACTACAAAAAGACCCTTCTAAATTAAGATTAGGGGGAGATAGAAAAGAAATGACCTTCATGTTTATGGACATAATCGGATTCACTCCCATAAGCGAACACTACATGCAACAAGACAATCCGGAAGGTCTAGTAGAACTCATCAACAAGTTTTTAGACATGCAGACTAAGATAATTCTAAATAATAGTGGTACCATAGATAAGTATATGGGGGACTGCATAATGAGTTTTTGGAATGCACCACTTGATTGTGAAAACCACGCAGACCTTGCCGTAAAATCAGCACTAGAAGTTCTAGATGCAACAAAGGAATTAAATGAAGAACTTAAACCTCTTAACCTGCCTCCTATTAATGTGGGCATCGGTATCAGTTCAGGCGAATGCATCGTTGGAAACATGGGGTCAGAACTTAGATTTGACTATTCCGTCATTGGAGATGCCGTCAACCTTGGTGCTAGACTCGAAGGCCAAACAAGAAATTACGATGGGGTGGACTTGTTGTTATCGGAAAGAACTTATCAACTATGTCCAGACAGAGCATTCACTAAAGTTGATAGGATTACAGTTAAAGGAAAATCAGAACAAGTCACAATATACACTCCAGTCTGATACTGATAACCGTGACTGGTTGGTGTTTTATACCGTTCAGATACTAGATATACATTCTACCACACAAGGTCTAAAGTATAGTTGTATTTATGAAGCAAATCCACTTTTACCATCTGTTCCACATAGAGACCATCTCATATTACAAAAGGCAATCTTAATGCTTACAGTCTTCCGTCAAGAATATTGGCAAATGGAACAGATTAACGCATTGACTTTGTTTACTGGTGCAGTTGTTATAGAAAATAATAGAATAACTAATAAGGCAACTTGTCCTTTAAGATAAAACCACCTATACATAACATGAGTAATGTTGTATAATTGTTACAACAGGAGTAAATCATGCCAATCAAATTCGGACCAACAATAGTTACTAAAGACAGAAACACTGGAAAAGTAACGACAAAAACAAATTACATTAAAAACTTATCAGTTGATGAACTCATCAAAGCTTATAACAAACCAGTCATACCTAAACTTCGTCAGAAAGTTAAGAATGAAATTGTTAGAAGAAATAAAGAGAAGTTGATAATTGAATTCGGACCGAAAACCGCAGAGGTTTAAAAAACACTAAATAATTGTGTGACATTTATGTGACAAAAGAGTGAGTAGATGGCAACATCGAAGACCAAGTTCACGGATAGTCCACAACATAACAGGAGATAACAATGCAACATTACGCATCATTATCTGCCGAGTATCTAACAACCTTCGCAGATAAATTCGACAACATGATGAAGTCAGGCACATTACTGAATATACTTTCAAAAAACTGGTAACATCTGTTATAAATAATAGTGTAGAGAGTTCTAGGTAGAGACAATCTATAAGACTGAACAGAAGGTCTTCGTGTAGTCACATTAAATCCTAGATACTTCTACACGCCTAATGCCCAATTGGGGTTAGGAATATAAACTTGCTTAATAAAGGAGAAAACTATGACAAGTAAACAGCTCGGAGACTTCGATGTCTTCAATTTCGGGAAATCATTCCCATTCGCAATCGGGTTCGACAGAACTCTTCAACTATTAGAAAGGGCTAATCAGTCACCGACTAATACAAACTATCCACCTTACAATATTGTAAAACACGATGCAGAGAACTTCAGTATCGAACTTGCATTAGCTGGATTTGATAAGAAAGACATCACAATCTCAAAAGAGAAAGAGGTTCTTAATATCGAAGGTAAACAGAAGGAAGGGGAAAACCTTGAGTATGTCCATAGAGGACTTGCATCTCGTTCATTCAAAAGAACATTCACACTTGCAGACGATATAATCGTTAAAGGTGCAGATATGAAGAATGGTATTTTGAGTGTATCTTTAGAAAGGATTGTTCCCGAAGAAGATAAACCCCAAGAAATTAAGATTAAATAATTTCGAAAACCCCCTTGCAAATTGGGCACTGATTTAGTATAATAAATGAGTGCGGAGATAGTTTACTAGAAAAACGGTCTAATACCATTAGACAGACGAGAGTGCAAATCTTTCTCTCCGCTCCAATTTTTTTACGGAGAACAATATGTCATACCCTTATAATAACGGAATGCTAACAGTTGGGGACGAATTCCCACCTTTTGAATTACAAGGAGTTAATCCCAGTAATGAACTTGTATCAGTCTCAGTAGAAGGTAGTTACACGCCACATAAACATGATTGGTCAGTAATCTATTTCTATCCTAAAGACTTTACATTCATTTGTCCTACAGAAATTTCTGCAATGGATATTTTAGTAGACGAAGCCAATGTCATTGGTATTAGTGGTGACAATGAGTTTTGTAAACTTGCATGGAAAAACGACAATGATTTGATAGGTAATATCAGACACCCATTGGCCGCAGATTGTGGGTTGTATCTTTCAGAAGAACTCGGTATTGTAAATCAACGAGAAGGTGTTTGCTATAGGGCAACATTTATTATTGATAAAGACCGTGTAATTCAACATGTATCAGTGAACGCATTAGATACAGGTAGAAATGCAGACGAAGTGTTAAGAACTCTTCAGGCACTTAAGGCAGGCGGACTAACTGGTTGCTCTTGGTCACCAGAAGATGACTTCGTAGCATAATACAAAAACTCACTAGACAGGAACCCAAGTTCATCGTATAATGGACTTGGGTTTTTTATTATGTTAATACTTTCAAAACAAGATGCTGAATATGTAGGTCAAATTTTTATTGACTACTATTCTAATTTCGATAGAATCGATGACTATTTACGCAAGGTTAAACTTGAGAAAATGGCAGAGAGACCTGCGTCCTTATTTGGCATGGGTCCAGAAGATGATATGTTTCAAGACTTTACTATGCACCCAAATGATATGGACTTCGTGTGTAGAGAAATGCCAATCTATGATGATTACATTGACATAGTTGCATCTCAAATGATACAAAAGTCTATACCAGGCAAAACTCTAAAGTGGGTAGTTTATGAAAAGAATACGAATAAGATTGTTGGATTTATTAGATTTGGCAGTCCTACTATTAATAGTAAACCTCGTAACGAGTTCTTAGGCAAACCTCTAAATACAACAGACAAAGATACAATGAAGAGATTCAATGATTCTACAATCATGGGTTTCAATATCATACCAACTCAACCATTTGGTTTTAATTATCTAGGTGGTAAACTTCTTGCCGCCATTTGCACTTCGCATTACGCCAGAAGAGCATTGAACAAGAAGTACAATACAAACTATTGTATGTTTGAAACTACATCGTTATATGGTTCAAGCAAATCATCATCAATGTATGACGGCATGAAACCTTATCTAAAATTCATTGGTCTAACTGATTCAGATTTTGTACCTAGTATCAATGATGATAAGTATCATCATTTAAAAGATTGGTTCGAAAACAAAAACAGTGGCGTACCTTTAGTAGATGCAGAGGCGTCAAGTAGAAAGTTGAAGACTCAAAGTAAGATGATATCTATTATAAGAAACTCACTAGCGATGGCAAATAGTGAAATGTATGAACCATTCAAACAATGTTTTATAGATGCCAAGAATCTTACAGAAAGAAAGAGACAATACTTAGGTACATATGGTTATGCAAATGTAAAAGAGTATATGAACTCAGAGACAGATACCCTAGTGAAGAATGTAAACTTTGACAGATTTGAATTAGACAATGTTTATACATGGTGGAAAAAGATGGCAACTAAAAGATATGAAAATCTCCAGAGAGATGGTAGATTAAGAACTGAACTAGAAGTTTGGTCAAAGAATTCAAACATAGATATTATAAGATGAAGAACATAAGAGAACAAGAAACTACTGATAACCATTTAGAACTAATAGAAAGAATAGACAAACTATTAATGGTCGTTTATCTGATAAGTGAAGACTTAAAAGAAGTCAAGGCAAAACAACAGAGGCAGATAGAAAGAAGTGGGTACTAAGATAGGGTTTACATGTGGTGCTTGGGACTTATTACACGCAGGTCATGTAGTCATGTTAAAACAGGCAAGACAGAATTGTGACTATTTAATTGTCGGACTTCAGACTGACCCAAGTATCGATAGACAAGAAAAAAATCAACCAGTGCAATCTGTATACGAGAGATTCGTTCAAGTTTCTGCTTTAAGAGATGTAGACGAAGTTGTACCATACGATACTGAACAAAGTTTAATTGACTTACTAGAATCAACATCTATAGATGTTAGATTTATAGGTGAGGATTATAAAGATAAATCTTTCACAGGCGATTACTTGCCTATAAAGATTTTTTACACAAATAGAAAACACTCATTTAGTTCGAGTGGTTTAAGAGAGAGGGTTACACAATCATGAATATAACAATAGCAAGACTTCGTTCAAATGTAAAGTACTTGGGTCCATTAGAAACTGTACTAGATAGTTTCTTTGAGAATTACATAAAATGGATGAGAGACCATCCAGAACATAACTATGATACTTACAATGTATCATTTGAAAACAAAAGACCTAAGAGAACGCCAGAGACTATTGAATGGGCAGATTGCATTGTTATACCAAGTGACTCAGAGTTTAGATATCATGGCGAATTGCAGATGAACCCTAAAGACCTTGCAACATCAAATGAACATATGGCAAAGATTGTACCTCATTTTGAAGGTAAACATGTCATCATGTTCTGTAGTGATAGAGCAGATACAGAAGAGTTATATGTCAACGAAGTATTTAAGGGTATCAATTTAAAATCATTCACTAAAATCGATGAGATAGATTTCAGTGGTAACATTCACGGCATGAAGTATCACTTTATAAATACTTTAAAAAACCCATTGGCAGAAATGGTTGGGTCATCTAAGACTCACGACTTTGGATATTGGGGTCGTATGAAACATGGCCACGATAGAGAGAAGACAATTCGCCAAATTTATCGTAGTGACCTTTCATGCCAACTTATTGGTGGTATGCCATCTGGTGTAGAAAGAAAGTCTAAATGGATTAAAGATTGGAAAGTTCTTTATCCTCTCTTAGAGGGTTGCAGAGAAACATTATGTTTCAACTGGTTAGATGAAACTGCAACAACATCTAGATATGTAGAGGCACTTGCAATTGGTATCGTACCACTAGTATGGAGAAATTACGATTGTAACAATACATACAGAATAAATAAGTGGCAGAGATGTTATACTTTTGAAGAGTTCTTAGAGAAGTCTTTAGAGTTAAGAGATGACTCATTTAGAGAAGCGAAACTAGAAGAGTATAGAAATAACTATGCAGAAGTGCATCTAACAGAAGAAGGTTATTACAAAGAATTCGCAAGGAGAATGGACAATGCTTTTTAAAGAAGTTTATCAAGTTGTAGAGAACCCACATGAAGCCGATGCAGGTATAGAACTTCTATCTGGTGAGTGGCAGGGTTTAGTATTTCAGTTTGGTGATGTTCAATTCGAAGACGGCAAACCTCAAATGAACTTCAAAAGAACTATAAGAAGAATGCCGGAAAGTGTAGAAGGTACGGAGGAGAACATTCAAGAATTACTAAATAATGGTGAATTAAATAAACTCATGGGTGACATTCTAGTAGAACTAATCCAAGAACAAATCAAAAGAGAAGAGGAAACAAAAAATGGCAAGAATAAATCTAAAATTTCATAAAATGGAAGGCGACCCAGAAATTAAAGTAGGTTATTACTTTAATTGTGAAGAAGGTGATAGAGCAGAATTTCAGGCAGCAAAAGAAAGCGAAGGCTTTACATTTGATGAACTAAAGGATCCAGATTTTACTAATGCAGTAGAAGACGATTCATAAGGAATAAATCATGAATAAAGATGTTTTAAAAGAACAAATCAAAAGACATGAGGGCGAAGTGCTTGAAGTCTATGCAGACTCATTAGGGTATCTAACACTAGGTGTTGGGCATCTTATCAGAGAAGATGATGCAGAGTTTGGAGAACCAGCAGGAACTCCAGTCAGTCAAGATACTGTTGACCGTTATTACGAAGCAGATTTTGACAAACATGTTGATGAAACTATACATCTATTTGAATCAAAGGGTGGAGAAGACTTCTATAGTCTACCAGAAGATATTCAACATGTACTAGTCAATATGACATTCAACTTAGGTGGAAGTCGTTTTGGTAAATTCAATAACATGTGGAAAGGAGTCATCTCAGAAGATTGGGATACAGTCGCAGTTGAAATGGAAGACTCAAAATGGTTTGGTCAAGTTGGCCGCCGTTCAGTTGAATTACAGGAAATGGTAAGAAATGCGTAGAGTAAGATGTATCAGACTTGACACAGGGGAAGTGCTAATAGGTTTCGTAGAACGAAAGTGGAATGGTGATTATGTCATTAGTGAAGCTCAAGTATGCCTAATGGAAGTAAAAGAAGGAACTATGGAAGTCAACATGGCACCATGGATACCATTTGCTAAAGAGTACACATTTACAATCAACGCAGGTCTTATACAGACTGTATTTGATGCGAAACCACAACTAGAAACTAATTTCAAAGTTTCAACAGGTAATAACTTCCAACAGAGGGGCAAAGTCGCTAAGTAATATGGCAGATGTATTAAGAGCCCTAGAAAAAAAATACGAAGGTGACATTGCAGTTCACACTACAAATATCCAAGTATATCAAGAAAACCCAGCAGGTATTGGAGAACACTCAGACATAGTTCAAACACTAGACTTAGAGGTTACTAAACTTGCTGATGCAAAAGACAAACTAAACGCAATAAAAGAATTATTGCATCCAACAAGAAAAACCCTTGTAGAATAACCAAAACTGTAGTATACTTACAGTATGGATTTTTACACAAATGTATGTCGCACTCGTGACAAAATATTAGCGATTGGTTACCAGAACGGAAAGAAACAAAAACTTTCCGTTTCTTATCGTCCCAATCATTTCATTCCCTCAAAGAAAAGTTCAACGCCTTACAAAGCACTTGACGGCAGACCACTAGATGTAGTCAATCTTGACTCTATGGGTGGGGCAAGAAAGTTCAAAGAGAAGTATCAAGGCATAGATGGTTTCGAAGTACATGGTTACGATAGATATGTTTATACTTACATATCTGATAAGTTTCCTGGCAAGATAGACTTTGACCCAAAAGTTATCAAAATCGCTACACTCGATATAGAGTGTGAGTCTGAAAATGGTTTTCCAGAACCAGGCGAAGCGATAGAAAAAGTCAACGCAATCTCAATCAAACCATTCGGTAAGTCTTGTGTTGTATTTGGTTTAGGTGAATGGGAAACAGAATCAGATGTAATCTATTTCAACTGCCGTAACGAGGCACATCTACTAACAGAGTTTATCAAGTACTGGCGCCAAGAATGGTTCGATATCATTACTGGTTGGAATGTAGATGCATTTGATATGACCTATCTTTGCAATCGTATTGATAGACTGTTTGGTGAAGATGCACATAAGAAATTATCACCATGGGGTATGTCTTCAAGTAGAGAGTTTCTACAGAATGGTTATCAGAAGACTCAGATATTTGATTTGTACGGCGTCAACATAGTTGATTACTTAGAACTGTATCGTAAGTCTACTTTTCACAATCAAGAATCATACAAACTAGATTACATTGCTCACTTCGAGTTGGGTAAGAAGAAACTAGATTATTCAGAGTATGGTTCATTACACACCTTATACAAAAACAACTATGCCAAGTTCTTAGAATACAATGTCAAAGATGTTGTTCTCGTAGAAGAACTAGAAGACAAACTAGGGTTCTTAGACTTGACTCAGGCAATGGCATATGATGCCAAGTGTAATTACACCGACACATTCGGTATGGTTAAGTATTGGGAAACAATCATCTACAACTTCTTAAAAGAACAAGGAGTTCAAACGCCACCTCAGAAAAGACATGAGAACAAGACCAATCAGATTGCAGGTGCATATGTAAAAGAACCAATCACTGGTGGTCACAATTGGGTTATGTCATTCGACTTGAACTCATTGTATCCTCATTTGATTATGCAGTGGAATATCTCACCAGAGAAAATGATTAAAGGTCATAGACAAGATGTTAATGTAGATTTAATGTTGCATAAGAAAGTAGATTTGTCTGTTGCAAAAGAGATGAACGCTACAGTTGCACCCAATGGTGTAATGTTTACAAGAGAAAAACAAGGTTTCTTTCCAGAGATTATGGAAGTCATGTATGACGAGCGTAAAGCCTGGAAGAAAAAGATGATTGAGTATCAGAAAGAAAAAGAAAAAGAACGAGAACCTAAACGAATTGCAGAACTCGATACTCTTATTAAGAGGGCATACAACAATCAACAAGTAAGAAAGATTGCATTGAACTCTGCTTATGGTTCTATGGCGAATCAATGGTTCGCATTCTTTGACCCAAATCTTGCAGAGGCAATTACTTACTCAGGTCAGTTAGTTATCAAATGGTCAGAGAAGATAGTCAATGAATATCTAAACAAGATACTCAAAACAGATAACGAAGATTATGTTATCGCAATGGACACTGATTCAATCTATCTAACAATGGATAAATTTGTAGAAACAGTAATGCCAGGTGAAACAGATAAAAACAAGATATGTGATTTCTTATCTAAGGCAGAGTCTAAGATTGAAGATGTATTAGATGCAGGTTTCGAAGACCTTGCAGAATACACCAACGCATATCAACAGAAAATGGAAATGGGTCGTGAAGTAATTGCAGATAGAGGTATCTGGACTGCAAAGAAAAGATACATTCTAAATGTATATGACAATGAGGGTGTGAGACTAGACGAACCTAAACTCAAACTTATGGGCATTGAGACTGCAAAGTCATCAACGCCGTTATGGGTGAGACGAAAATTAGAAAAAGCAATCAGAATTGTCATGCGTGGTGATGAACAGCAGTTATGGGACTTTGTAGAAACTGCAAGAAAAGAATTCAGAGAATTACCTCCAGAAGATGTTGCATTCCCTAGAGGGTGTAAAGGTATGATTCAGTATGCAGACCCTACACACATCTATGGCAAAGGCACACCAATTCATGTCAGAGGTTCATTGTTGTTCAATTATAGACTCAAAGAAATGAATCTACTTAAACGATACGAACCTATTAGAAATGGTGAGAAGATACATTTCACATACCTTACTATGCCAAACCCTATCAATGAGAATGTGATATCATTTACTAACTCATTGCCGAAAGAGTTTGATTTACATAGATTTGTAGATTACGATTTACAGTTTGACAAATCATTTATAGACCCATTACGCAATATAATTCAGTTAATTAACTGGAATGTAGAGCCAGTCGCAAGTTTAGACTCCTTTTTTGGATAAATAAACATGTGTATGAAGAACTTAAAGAGATTATAAAACGACTAGAGAGCCTTGAAGAAGACTCTCATCCTTCTATTGGTCTTTGTGAGTTTGATGGATATAAAGATTTAGTTAAACGAATAGAAATAATAGAAAATGTACTCAAAAAAAGTAGTTGATAGATTCGAGGCAGTGTTAAACGCACCTGAACAGTTTTCAGTAGGGAGTTTCGACCCGAAGGATCCTAATGTTGCAACAGGATTATCTGGTGCTCCTGCATGTGGCGATGTCATGAAACTACAACTCAAACTTAATGAAGATAGAGTGATTACAGATGTCAAATTTAAAACCTACGGATGTGGTTCAGCAATTGCATCAAGTTCAATGTTCGTTGACTTACTTACAGGGAAAACGATTGACGAAGCAAAACTCATTAAAGATAAAGAGATTGCAGATGCGCTTGAATTACCTCCTATCAAACTACACTGTTCCGTACTCGCAGAGGACTCAATCAGAAGAGCAATTCTAGATTGGGAAAGCAAATCAGGAGAGAACAATGGCAGAACAGAATAATTACAGATATACAGTAAATGTAGTGAAGGTTGTCGATGGAGATACAGTAGATGTAGATATCGATTTAGGGTTTGGTATGGTATACAAGAAACAGAGAGTTAGAATGCTGGGCATCGATACTCCTGAAAGCCGTACAAGAGACTTAGTAGAAAAGAAATTTGGTAAAGCATCAAAGAAACATCTTAAAAGTATTATAGAAAACG